TCTTTTTGAACTTTTTCTGATTCGCTGAACTTCTTGGTTTTAAGAACTCTTTTCAAACCTTTCAAACCAAGTTGAATCAGATATTCCATTGATTCCTGTGACCGCAGCATATCACCAATATGTGGGTCATGGTCATGGTCATCAACAGTAAACCTTGCATCAAATGGAACAATAATCAACCGCCTTAATATTGCAGCAGAATCCCTTCCTTTACCCATCCTTGGAATGTTGTTTGCAGAAAAGAACAGCTTCACATAAGGTTCAAATTCAAATTTTGGTTGACCTTTTTGTTCAGCATCAATGGTTTCACCAGTGACTATCTTCTTGAAGATTGAAGCATCCATGATGAATTCATCAGATATGTCATCACCTATATTGGCAAGCTTTCCAAACAACATCACTGTGCTGAATCTGTCACCAAGCTTTTTCAAGTCCAGGGATGAAACATTGTGCTTTCCAAGCATGTGCTTCAACATGTTCAGATAAGTTGATTTTCCGTTGCTTCCTGTACCAGTTAAGATAAACGCTTTTCCCAGTTCATTTCTTCTGAACATACAGAATCCCGCTGCTTCTTCAAGTAATGCCCTTATGTTCGGGTCATTGCAAGCAATTTTGTCAAGGGTTTTGTCTGTAAGTTCGCAATAAGCATGGGGGTTGTAATCCCATTCAATCCTGTTTGTAATCACAATGTCAGGTGAAAAAGGAATGAAGCTGTCATCTTTAATGTTCAGGATGCCATTTCTGAAAGCAATCATGTGAGCAGGGGAAGCAGGGGTGTTTTCACGAATCATAATGTCCAGGTATGAAAGCACTTCTGTCCTTTTTGCCCTGTTAAGCTGTGGGATGTGTTTAATCATTTCTGCTTCAATTTCTGAATATCCGCTGATATAGATTCCATCCCTGTAAAGATGCAATTGGTTGTTTATCCTGATAATGTGATGGTTGTTTTTCAAATAAGTTGCAAATTTATCAAAAAGGAATGTATTTCCCTTGAAAAAGACCGGTTTCTTGAAGGCATCATCACGCAAAATCACTTGCAGTTCTGATTCAGACAGTGAATCTTTCAGAATATATGTATTGATAATCCTGATGGTTTCCCTTGCTTCTTCAACAGAAAAGTCATTTGATTGCAGTGTCAGAATATAATTGAAAAGTGCCTGATTTCTTCCTTCACCGGCTTCCATATCAAGAAATTCTGTTGTGCTTCTGACCGGGAACAACCACTTGGGAAGTTCCTGATATTCTTCACCTTCAAGGATGTCATACAGCACTTCACGGTCTTTGCCATCAATCTTCAGGACTTCATAACTGTTTTTGAATCCGGATTTGATGTCAATATCACGCAAACCGCAAGCAAGTTTGGTCTTTGTGAAGCATTTGTCCACTTTGCTGTTCTTGAACAGGAAGTGCATTCCTGACCGGCTTTTCAGAATCTTGCAAAGAACATTTTCCTTGTCACAAATGTCAAGCAGCACTTCTGACTGTTCTTCATCATCAATGTCAATCAGGATTGCATCAGGGGCAAGAATCCCTGCATATTCCGGAAGTGACTGAACCTGTTCAAGTGTTTTGAAGTCAGTCCTGTCCTTGAATTTTTCAATGCACTTCTTGTTTTCGGTCATGACATAACCTTTGAAAAATGACATTTTCAATCACTTCCTTTCTGTGTATTTTTCCAATGTTTTGATATTTGCTGCATAACGCTTGTAAAGCATTTGCAGGTGCTTTATATCTTCATCAAGAAGGGGTTTGTCCAACATCTTTTTGACTTCCGCTTGTTCTGTCAGAAGATATTCCTTCAATTCTGCTATGGTTTCATCAGAACACCATCTTGCCACAAGTTTGAACCCCTTGGTTGCCTTGTCAGCAGTGCAAGGGAAAAACTTATCAACATTCAATTCCATGAAACCCTTTGAACGGTCATTCCATTCAATTCTTAATTTTTCCATTACACCACTCCAAAATCATTTAGTCTTTTTTGTGCCATTCTGATGTACCACTGTTTGTCAAGTTTGTCCGGAACTTTGACATCGTTCACTTCATCATTCCAAATGAAGCAGTGTTCAGGACTGTTTGAAATCTTTTCCGGTTTGCCGGTTCTGATGCTGACTTTCTTCACACCCTGATCAGCACTGTTCTTAGATGCAAATACCCGGATGCACTTTTCTTTTATCGGCTTTTCACCGTGAAGAATGCAGGTGTATTTGTTTGAAATCTTGCTGACCAATTGGAATTCCTTCAGATCATCACACTGCATGATTGTCTGTTCAACCGGAATACCTTCAACCATATAGTCCACAACCGCCTTATTCAGAATGGGCAGGTCATAGTCAAGATCAGACAGTTTCTTGATGTATGCACCTTTGACTTTCATTGCACCGGTTTCCCGGTCTATCAACATATAGTTGTTGACATCCTTCTGAAAGATTTCACCGAAAAAGGTTTCAAAGTCCATCCGCAGTCCGGTTCTTCTTTCCCAATCGGCAACAATGTCATCAATGATGTCAAAATCCCTTTCATAATTGAATAGCCGGATGATGATACCATCTGTATTGTTCTGAACAAGTTCACAATAAGGTTCAAGATGTTCAATCAGATCAAGCAGCAGAAGTTGCCCATTGATGCAGATGCTATTGTTTGACATCGGATCAAACAAGGCTGATTGCCTTTGTTTCATCTGACCACTGATTGCATTATCCATTATCTTGAATGGAAGCCTTGCTTTCTTGTCACCTTTTCTTTTGAATTCAATGTTGGAATCGTGGATGAACTCAAAGTTTTCAGGATTATCCATCACCCTGTAACCAAAGTGATATTTTTTCTGAAGTGAAGGGTAATATGCAATGACATCAATGATCAGGAAATCACCCTTTGCGTGATATTTTGGTCTTGCACCGTGTCCACCGCCCCAAGAAAAGGTGTGTTCAACACCTGCAACCATCACACCATCTTGTGATTTTTCATAGTTGTGATTTTCCGGGTTTCTATACCAATCAGCAATGTATTTGTACTTTTTCAGTTCAAGACAGTCCAAAATAGGAAAGTCAAATTCATCATCAAACATCTGACCTTTACGGTTTCCACCAAGGATTTCCGCTGCCAACTGTGCTTTGGTCTTTGACAGTGCTGCAAGCGGAAGTTTGAAGTGCTTGATGAAATAGATCATGGTGTTGAATTCGTCAATGCGTTTCATGAACACCTTCATGGTCTGCTGCACATCATGTCTACAATAAAAGATGGTTTCCTGAATTTCCTTTTCAGTCAGTTTCCGATCAATATCAAACGGAACTTGACTTTCACGGATATCATTTCCCATGAAACCTTCAAAGGACTTCAGACCCCTGTCAGTGTTCAACATCACATCATAGTTGATCAGTGGAAGTTCATTGAACATACTGCTGAATTTCCATCCCGGATTTCCCTTGACAATGATGAAATCATTTATTCTTTTTGCATCAAAACCGCAAAGAATACCTTTCAGGATGTATTGGTCATAATGCCTATTGTTAAAACCAACCCAAATATCATTAATGTGGGCATCATAGATTGCTTGAAGTTGTTCAGCATCATTGACAATGACCGTTTCCTTCTTCTGATCAGTGTCCATGATGACAACCAACCAATCAAAGGTAAATACTTCAAAATCATAAAAAAGTATTTATTTCACCATCCTTTCAGAAAATCCAAGGGGAATGGGAATATCCCATCCCCCTTGGTACAGGGTTTATTCAACTTCAAAAACTTCCATAATTTCATAAATGCTGAAACCTTTCTTGCCTTCCTTGTAAGAAAGGACATATTCAAGGTTGCCTTCAATTGCTTCATGTACATCCATCAGAAGCTGTGCATACTGCTTGTATGTTACAAACTCAATGTCAAGGTCTGTGTCAAGGGAACGCAAGAATTCATTGACAATGTGAACCTGAAAACCTTCCTTGATGACCTGATTCATGAAGATTCTGCTGCCCTTGAATTCACCGTTCAGAACCTTGAACCAAACGGAAACCATAGGATCACCTGCTTTGGACTTCACAAGTTCCAACTTGTCAATGGCAACTTCATAGTCACCATGCGGAACTTCCTTGTATGTAGCACCATTTTCCTGTACTTCCTTCACATCCGCTGCAAGACCCTTTGTGTCAATCGCACTGTCAAATTCATCCCAAATATTCTTTTCTGCCATTTTAATTCACCTTTACCTTTCAAATTTGATTATTTATTTGTTTTTTAATTTGTTCAACTAAATTGAACATTTTGCTTTTATCCATTCTTGATGCTTGAAGAAGGTTTCCCATCTGTTCAAGCTGTTCAAGAATATCTTGGAAACAGGTTGTGTTGGAATCCAGTGAAGATTCATAAGCTGCAAAATCACTATTCAGTTTCTGTGCTATACCGTCAGCAGCTTCTTGAAGTTCTTCCACAAGGTTATTGAAGTACCTTTCAGCATCCCAACCCATATATTTTTCGACCAACCACTTGAAGTCCTTTGGTTCAAATACGGTGTGAACCATATTATCTTTAAGTTTCAATACTTCTGACATTGTTAAGTCCTTTTTCTTCGTGTTCTCGGCTTTTCCTCGGCAGGTTTTTCATCAACTGGTGCTTCCTGCTCTGTGACTTCTTCAACAGGTTCAGCCGGTTCAGAAGCTGTTTCAGCTTCCGGTTCTGTGGTTTCAGCAGATTCAGCAGATTCAGCAGCAATGGATTCCTTTAATTCGTCATCTTCTTTCTTTTTTCTGCCCCTTCTGACTGTTTCCTTGCCTTCTGACGAACTTTCCGCAGCAGGTGATGACATAGCTTTGACAGGCTCTGAATCCTTGCCCTGTGCCTTCTTGACAGCGTTCCTGTTCGCTTCATCATAGACTGCAAACAGTTCATTGACATCAAGCGGAATATCCTTGGCATCCGTTTTCAGTCTGCCACCACCAAAAATGACTTCATTGGATTTGAAATTGAAAGTTCTTTCATTGCCATCAGCAACAATTCTTGCGACAATATCAACCATCCCGGCAACCTTCAAGGCAACCTTGTCCTGCATATTGGGTTTAATCGCAGTGATTTTGTCACCGCCCTTTTTGGTGATGTCCTTGCTTGTGTCCTCATGGGAAATCAGGATAATGTTTTCATAGTCAAGTGCCATCAACCTTTTTAGGGTATTCAGGAATTCACTCCTGACCATATCCCAAGCCTTGAAGGAATCATCAGATTCATGCTTGATACCCATTTGTTCATACATGAACAGCCGGCAATATTCATACAAATCTTCCACAAGGTCAACCACAATGGTTTTGAACTCGTTTTCCTTCTTTTCCAGTTCGTCAAGAATGTTTTTGAAAATCTGCCATGCCAAGGTTTTTTTGGTCATTCGCCCTTCCAGTTTCACATCATCCTTGATGCGAATATAGGGGGCATCCACAAACTTGATGTTTCCATCTGTGTTCAGCATCAGTGGGTCAGGAAAGGCATTTGCAAAGGTGGTCTTTCCGCAGAATGGCACACCATAAATCCACATGACCCTCTTTTCCACTTTTTCAATGTTTCTTCTTTCTTTACTTGGTAATAACATATAATCATGTCCTTTCTCACAATAATTTTGATATTCGCAGTAGTTACATAAGTAACCAGGGTTTTTATTGAAGTCTGTTGCTTCAATGGTGTGCTTTGTGTTCAGTAAGAAGTTGATGACCTTGTTTGGGTCATATTCAATCTGAACCAGTTCGGGTTCAACACCCTTCAATTCATCAAGAATTCTTTTCCTAAACTCTGACAAATCTTCGGTTTTCTTCTGCTTGATATTGACCTTCGGAACAAACAAGAAGAAAAGGTTTCTGATGTGCTTTCCAGGGTTGCACTTTTCAAAGAAATATTTGTATATGTGCAACTGGTCTGACTGTTTGTAATTGCTGATGTTATTGGAATACTTAAAGTCATAGATGTCATACTGATTCGGAACTTCTGAATCATGGAACATTGTCACTGGTGCAAGAAGGTCAATATATCCAATGAAATCTTCCGTTGAAATCTTAACTTCAAAATCCCCTTTGGGAATCAGCTTTGCTGCCCTTGGTATCAAGCTTTCAAGCTTCATTGCTTCATTGATATGGTCATCTGTGATTATTGGATATGACATGAAGTATTCATCAATTGCTTTTGTCACACCCTTTTCCAACCCTGTGTGAAGTGCTGTGCCAATAATAAGTGGACTGTCAGCATTCTCAGGCGGTAAGGTCAGTATTTTGTCACAATATCGCAGCTTGTACTTGAATGGGCATTTTTCAAACGCTTCAACCCTGCTATGTGACCATTGCATTCTTTCACCCCTTTCACTATTGATTTGAATTCTTCAAACCCTTCCGGGTAAAGAATCACTGCAATGCTGCCTGACTGATTGATCTGAATGACATTGTGCTTCTGAAGGTCTGAAGGTCTGCCATTGGATGCCTTCAGTTCTGCATCAATATTGATTCCATTCACCACAATGTGCATATCAGGCAACCCCTTTTTGGAATAACCACCACCCCATCTTTTTTCATAATACCCACAAGGTGTGACAGTGATTTTCTGATTTTCAGTTCCTATGGGGTAAACCCCTTCAGATTCAAGCCACTTTTTCAAGCGGTTTTCAAAGTTCTTTTCTGCTGCCATTCAATCACTTCTTTCTGTTTCCAATCCAAGCCACCGCAACAACCGTGACGCAAATAATCAGGGTAATCCAAATAGATGTCGGCATTTCATTCACCACCTTTCACGGTAACTTTGATGTAGGCAGAAGTTTTTGAAACTTTGGTGCATTCTTCAGCAATGTCCGGGTAAAGTTTCTTTAGTTTAGTGGTGTCCACCTTGCTTTGTGTGCCTTCCGGAACATAGGTGATGTTTAGAATGTCGGATTCAAACTTCTTGATTCCAAACTGTTCCATTGCCTGTTTCAGTTTGTCTTTCAATTCCTTTTCCTGTGCTTCAATCTGCTTCTTGGTGGTGCAAAGGTCAGCAATGTTCTGAAGAACCGTCATCTGCTGACTTTTGAAGGTTTCAAGTTCTTGTCCTTCCTAATAGGTGGAACATCCACAATTTTCAGGAACTTCAGAACACATTTCCTTGCACCCTTCTTTTTCAGGGCAACAATAGCAACAGCCATCAAACTTCCCTAAAAGGCACTTGTTTTCACACTTAATCATTTGGTTCACTTCCTTTCAAAATAAATACTTCTTTATGTTGAACCCCAAAATTCAGTGCATCTTGGTGATTCTCAAAATAGATGTCAATTTTATTTCCACTGACTGCACCGCCACGGTCTTGAACTGTGTATTCGTAGCCGTCTATGTATATCTTTGTTCCAAAGGGAAGAAGGTTTGTGTCTGCTGCAACCGTCACACCTTCAACTGCTCTGAAACCACCGGCAGTCATCACAATGGTTTTTCCATCCGAATCAACCTGTCTGTTTTCACCCCATTTCCCACAACATTTGGAACATCCACAATATGCCGTCAATCTGAATTCACCAAGACTGACATATTCGGGTTCCGGAACAGTAGTCACAAGGGTTTCAGGACTGTTTGTTTCTTCAGCTTCAGTGGTTGATGGTGCAGATGTCATTGCAGTATCTAAAGCAGTGACATCAGTGCTTTTTGTGCCATTACTGCAAGATGCAATTATCACAATCAGCAGCACGGCAATTCCGACAAATGCAATGTATAACCTGTATTTACTTAAAAAGTGTTTCATATTTTTTGAATAGTTCATCATCATAATCCTTTCGCATTTTTAAGGTTTCTAAAATAACTTCTTCCACGCTGTTTTTCACCATAAGAAGGTAATAGAAACAGTTATTCTTCTGACCTATTCGGTGAATTCGTTTCATTGACTGTTCAAAGTGTTCTGAACTCTGTGGAAGTGTGAAGTAAATCACTTTGTTTGCCTTCTGAAGATTCAATCCCATTGAACCGGCTTGATATTGGACAAAAGTGATTGAATCTGTTTGGTTTTCATATGCTTCCAAATCTTTGATTGACCCATTGACTATTGACACCGGCTTTTCAAGTTCTTCCACAATGGACTTCATTTTGAACAGTTCTTCATTGAAATTGTAGAACACAATCAATCTGTCATCCGTTGATTCAACCAAATCCTTGAATGCTGATAACTTTGCTGAAGAATACTGACCGCAAAGTTGCCTTGCATATAGTCTTTTGGTCAATGCCGTGTCACCAATCAATTCAGTTCCATCAGGTAAGGTCACAATGCTGTTCCGCATAAAATACCGGAATTCCTTTGTGTTCGTAACCATCACCGGAATCTGTATTTGTTCGGGAAGGTCAAACACTTCATCAGTTTTCATAAAGATGCAACCATACTGTTTCAGTTTGGATTTCAGCCGGTCAACATTTCTATAACCCACGATGTGCGGAATTTTGAACCCTGAACCATCTTCAATCCATTCTTGAACCACATACTGTCTGAAGAACAAATCTTTGCTAATAGTCCACCCAAGCAACCGCAACTGTGACCACAACTTTTCATATTTCCCACCTGTGGGTGTTCCGGAAAGAAGAATCACATTGTCGGGTTTCATTTTAAGAATGAATTTTGACCGTTTGGCGGTATCGTTCTGTATCAGTGATGATTCATCAAGCATCAGTGTAAAATCATGCAGATTCAAAAGTTCTGTTT